ATAGTATTACCCCCACCTCGGGTACCGGTACTGGAATCCACTATTTAATTAACCATATCCCAAAATTAATAATCCATGGATGTTTCGCCGTCGCAGGTATCGCTCCCGCCGTCCTCTCCGATTCGGCAAGAGGAAAGCTTTTCGTCGGTCTCGACTGAGTTTTTCTCAGAGAGTGAAGAGGGTGATGTTGAAGAATTCCGAAACGAAATATTACGATGTAGGAGGAGAGAATCTCCAACTTTATCACGATGTAGGAGCCGTAGCTGGTCCTACTACTGCCCAGGCTACTTTCATTTTTAATCCTTTTCAATACCTCTTGCCAGGTACAGGTCATAAGCAGCGTATTGGCGATTCGGTCATACCCGTTGGCATTAAGATCAAGTTATGGTTGGCTAATAAGGCTGATCGTCCTAATCTTAATTATCGTCTTATTGCTCTTAACCTTCCTCAATCCTATAATGGTACACCTAATACTACTTCTAACGTGGATATGTTTGCTATTACGGATGGCGGTTCCATGAACAATACTCTAATTGGTATTCTCGATAAAGCTAAGGTAGGCAAAGTTTTTATGGATCGTGTCGTTCGTTTAGAGGCTGGAACTTCTAATATAACTGCTGGCAATGGTGTCTTTTCTGGTAAAGAGTATCATAAAGCGTTTAAGTTTTATTTTAAGATGAAACGTCGTTTGGTTCAATATCAAACTGGAACGGATATCCATAAGGCTCCTTTTTGGGCTTTCTATGTGATTCCGTATGACTCATATGGTACATTACAAACTGATAATGTTGCTTCAATGGCATATCAAATGCGAATTTATTTCAAAGATCCTTGAAGATCGATCTCCATCACATCATAACGGTCCTCAGACCATTTCGTCAAATCCGGAAGAAAGTTGGCGAAGAAGATCAGGTGTGGACACTCGAAGTGGATCACCGTCGATTCGTACTTCGGACTCACAATCCTGCCATTTTTCAAACTCTCTCCAAAGGAGTACAGATGATCCATCTGGCCCTCCAGCGTACGCGTCAAATCGATCGCCACGATCTTCGACGATTTCTTGCTGAAGATATATGCCAAGTCTGCTTTCTTCGATGATTCCAGCACCAGGGCCCCGTGGATAACTCCCAGCCAGCTCGCCATCCAGCTCTTGCCTGTCTTCCCCTTGGGATCCCAAACCCAGTGAATCTTCCGAGAATCCGGTTTCGCTTTGATGATCCGCTCGATTACTTTCTGCCAAGGCCGCAGCAAACATTCTGCGTATTCCTTCTTCAAAGAGGCTTGCGCCGTCAAGCCGTCCCGCGCCTGTATCATTTCACGAATAAATTTGCTGTATTGTGCAGCTGTTGCAAAATATGTCTCACAGATTTCATCATAGCTTAGCCCATCTTTGATTGCTTTTTTAACCCCTTCTAAGTCATTGCGCTTGCCTGCTTCGTTGGTCTTCATCTCTCCTATCTCGATGAAGTTTCCGTCCTTCTTGCAATAATTCGATGCTTCTGTTGATGTGCCTCTACGAAGTTCCAAATGCATCCTTGACCATGGCCCTCCCCATTTCTTTATTGTCGTTAATTTGTATTGTTTTATCATCTCGAAGTATATTTGAAGATGTGGTGTTCCACTTTCTCCAACCTCCTGTGCGACTATGATGTATTGTAGTTTCTCGTTTGGTGTTGAGAGTATGTCCCAATCCTCCTTTGTCCAATTGTTGAGCGTGGCACAATATGCGAGGGATGGCATTTAGCAAAAAGATGAGAGGACCCCTTGGGGCTCCGATATATATAGACAACAAAGGCCTTGAGATGTGAAGAGACACTCTTGAGATGTGAAGAGTCATTCCGGCCCGGACCAATGATGATGAGAATTCCATGGCGGGCATATACACCCTTGGTATTCCTCGGGGCACCAGCGCGCTGAGAAGCACATCGTGGTGCCCCGAAGGATCAGGGCCGTGAGGCCCCCGAGGGGCACCACGATGTGCTTCGATAGCGCGATGGTGACCCCTCGAAATCTTGTATTATGGCATGGTACCGGAGGAGGTGGGGGCATAGTATTACCCCCACCTCGGGTACCGGTACTGGAATCCACTATTTAATTAACCA